ACTATCAAGTACATAATTCAGGCGTATGATACGGCGTTTTCCAAGAAGGAGACTGCGGATTACAGCGCAATTACGACTTGGGGGATTTTTGACCCCGAGGATGGGACCGGAGACAACATAATTCTGATGGATGCGCGGCGTGATCGCTGGAATTTCCCAGAGTTAAAGGAAATTGCGTTTGAGGAACACGAATACTGGGAACCAGACATGGTTTTGGTTGAAGCAAAAGCCACAGGACAACCCTTGATTGACGAATTACGGTTGCATGGCATTCCTGCTTTGGGTTTTTCGCCCGGTAAGGGTCAGGACAAGATCACTCGGATGCATATGATTGCTCCGTTGTTTGAGGCTGGTAAGGTTTGGGCTCCGACTACCAAGAAATTCAGTGAAGAGGTCATTGAGGAGGTTGTTTCATTTCCCAATGGTGACAACGATGACTTTTGTGATAGTATGACCTTAGCATTAATGCGTTTTCGTAAGGGTGGGTTTGTTTCCTTGGAGGGAGATGACACTTATGAGGATGAATATAGACCGCGTAATCGGGAGTATTACTGATGGCCCTGCCACCTCGACCCATGGGATCTCTTGTTGATCCATCTTTGATGCCCCTTGATGTAACTGGGGAGCAAACGGAAGTTGATGTTCCGGAGCCGATGGATTTTGCCATGGGTGCGGAGATTATTCCTAACGAGGATGGCAGTGTTACCATTGAGGAGCTTCTGGAAGATGCTATGGGGGACGAGATACCCGAGGACATTCCACATGACGCTAACTTAGCGGAATACTTGGATGATGGGTACTTGGGCGAGTTATCAAGTGAACTTCGTGCTTCTTACGAGGATGATTTGGAATCTCGATCAGATTGGGAAGAGACATATACCAGGGGTTTAGACCAGCTAGGTATTAAGCAAGAGGATCGCACCCAACCCTTTGAGGGTGCATCGGGCGTTACACATCCTTTGATTGTGGAGTCGGTAACTCAGTTTCAATCGCAAGCATACAAAGAGTTGCTGCCGGCGGGTGGCCCTGTTCAGACGCAGATTTTGGGTAAGCAGGACGCTGAGGTTGAGGCGCAGGCTAATCGCGTTAAGGATTACTTGAATTACCAAATTACGGAAGTGATGGAGGAATACGATCCTGAGATGGATCAGTTGTTGTTTTATCTCCCTATGTCCGGATCTACGTTTAAGAAGGTTTACTTTGACGAGTCCAAGCAAAGGGCTGTTTCGACCTTTGTGCCGGCTCAAGACTTAGTTGTTCCTTACGCTGCGGCTGATTTACAGTCGGCATCTAGGGTTACTCATGTTTTGCGTATGGATTACAACCAAGTTCGTAAAATGCAGGTTGCTGGGTTCTTTAAGGACATTGAGTTACAGGCGTCTGACGCGGAGCCTGACGAGGTTCGGCAGAAGGTTGATGAAATACAGGGTACATCCCGCACTTATCAGGACGAAATCTACACGTTGTTGGAGATGCATGTCGATCTGGATGTTGAGGGCTTTGAGGACATGTCTCCTGATGGGGAGCCAACGGGTATTCATCTGCCTTACATTGTTACTTTGGACGAGGCTTCTGGCAAGGTTCTAGCGATACGCAGGAACTTTGAGGCTGAAACAGACTTTGCCAAGAAGCGTCAGTTCTTTGTTCACTACCGGTTTATGCCCGGTCTTGGGTTCTATGGCTTTGGTTTGATCCACATGATTGGCGGTTTGGGCCGCGCTGCGACCAGTATTCTGCGTCAGTTGATTGATGCGGGTACTTTGGCAAACCTGCCGGCTGGATTTAAGGCTCGGGGTGTGCGGTTACGCAACGATGACGAGCCATTACAGCCCGGAGAGTGGCGTGATATAGACGCCCCTGGGGGCAACATTAGGGACTCTATTATACCATTGCCGTACAAGGAGCCTAGTGCCACTCTAGCACAGCTTCTAGGCGCTCTGGTGGAGGGCGGACGCCGCTTTGTATCACTGGCTGACGAACAGACCAGTAATATGAACCAAGAGACACCTGTTGGTACGACTGTTGCTATGCTTGAGCGTGGCATGAAGGTGATGTCGGCCATTCACAAGCGGCTGCATTATGCTCAGAAGAATGAGTTCCGTATTCTGGCTCGTATCTGTGCAGAGAATATGGATCAGGAATATCCTTATGATGTAGCTGGCGGCGAGAGAAGCATTAAGGCGCAGGACTTTGACGGTCGGGTAGATGTTATACCGGTGTCGGATCCTAACATCTTCTCGATGGCGCAGCGGGTTACTTTGGCTCAAACGCAGTTGCAGTTGGCGCAATCTAATCCTCAGATGCATAACTTACACGCGGCATACCGGCGTATGTATCAGGCGTTGGAAGTACAGAACATTGATGAGATACTACCACCGGCACCAAAGCCCAAGCCGTTGGACCCTGCTATTGAGAACGCCCGTGGTTTGATGGGTGAAATACTGGTGGCCTTTGAAGAACAGGACCACGATACTCACATAGCTATTCACGTTATGTTTATGAGAACGCCTTTAATTATGACTTCTCCACAAGTTATGGGTACGTTTTACGCACACCTTCAGGAGCATATCTCAATGAAGGCGAGGGCGAGTATCGTTCAAGAGATCCAAGAGTTGGTTCAAAAGGTACAGCAACAAGTACAACAAGGTTTGATCGATCCTATGGTGGCGCAGATGCAAATCCAAGAGGTACAGCAGCAAATGCAGAACCCTGCTGAGATGGAGAAGGCTGTTGCGGCGCAAGAGCTAGAGATTATGAAAGCCACTCTGGATGAGATTACGCCTCCGGGTCAAGATCCTATGTCGGATCCATTGGTACAGATCCGCATGAAAGAGGTGGAGATTAAGGACAAGGAGCTTCAGCGTAAGGCACAAGAGGACGAGGCCCAGATTATGCTTGAGTCTGCTAAGATGGAGCAACGCGCTGTTACGGATGCCGCTCGGATTGAAAGCACTGAAGAGATTGCTCAAAACAGGAACGAGGTTAATCGGGAGCGTATAGACGTTCAACGTCAAGCTATGGCTCGTAGGGGGTAAATCCCTAGTTAGAGATGTGTTATGATAGATCCTGTCACAGCCTTTGCAGCAGCTAACGCGGCCTTTAAAGGCGTAAAAATGCTTGTTGGCGCCGGCCGTGAAATGCAGGACGTTAGCAAACAGCTTGGGCAGTGGTACTGTGCTGTTGCAGATATTTCCAAGGCAGAAACACAACGTAAAAATCCTACGTGGTTGGATAAGAAAACACACGGAACTGATAACATAGAGCAAGAAGCTATGGATATCGTGATCCGCAAGAAGACCCTGATGGAGAAAGAGAAAGAAATTAAGTTTATGCTGGACTACAGGTTTGGCTTGGGGACTTACGATGAGATGTTGGGTATGCGGCGCAAGATACGCGCAGAACGCGAGGAAACGGTGTATCGGGCTATGGAAGCCAAGCGCCAAATACAGAACAACATGGCTATTGGTGCGTTAAGTCTTGGAATAATTGGTGTTTTAGGTGGTGGTATGTATTTAATAATGTTGGTTACGCAATGATAAAAGTTTTAATGTTGTCTGCAACGCTTGCGGGAGTAGCCAACCCCACTCATGTTCAGTGTCACTTATGGAAAAGGTTTACGGACGGAAACGGTCAAAAGGTTTGTGTCTACAGATTTACAGCGGGTTATGGAGGTTTGGGGTATCACTACCCTACGAAGAGTTTTTCAGAGTGTCCGAAGGTTTTTAGTTGTCTTTATGAGAAGAAGGATAAACGCCCTAGTTTATCGGAGATATTAGATGGCCTGAAAGGAGGTTTCTAATGACTATGGAGAAGTTTTTGGCGTGGAAGGTTATGCCTCGGCTTATGATGTTGGTAATGACGATTATGTATATTCGTGTGATTGAGTGGTTTATGTCGTTGCCGCAGGATGTTGTCAGTACGCAAGCTACTGCGCTGACTGCAACCGTAACGGGCGCCATGACGGGCGCATTCGCCGTATGGTTAGGATCAGAAAAATGATGGCATTACTGGGCAGTTTACTAGGCTTCGGGAGTTCATTTCTCCCCGAGGTGCTTAGTTATTTCAAAGCTAACCAACAACAAAAGCATCGTATGGAGATGATGCAACTAGAGACAGAGCTTGCTCAGAAACGTTCTGAGATGAAGCTAGTTGAGTTAGATAAGCAGGCAGATATCGCGGAAACGAAGGGGTTGTATGAGCATGACCGATCTATCGACGCTGGCGGATTTATCAACGGTCTTCGGGGTAGTGTTCGTCCTATTGTTACTTATGCCTTTTTCGGATTGTTCGTAGCCACGAAGGTTGTGATTATGGTTAAGGTTACGCAGGCTGGTGGCGATTGGATGCAGGCCGTTGATCTAATGTGGGATGGAGAAACCTCTGGTTTGTTCAGTGCTGTGTTAGCGTTTTGGTTTGGAAATAGAGCAATCTCTAAATATGCGGGGAAATAATTATGGGATACAAGTTAGGAAAGCGAAGCCTATCAAGGCTAGAAGGTGTCAACGAAGAACTGGTAACGGTCGTGAAGTACGCTATCGGCGTTACGAAGCAGGACTTCAGTGTGATTTGCGGTCTGAGAACGATAGACGAACAAAGGGCGTTGGTCGCAAAAGGGGCCTCGCAAACCATGAAATCAAAACACATTGACGGCAACGCTGTTGATTTGATGGCTTACTGCGAGGGCGGTGGCCGGTGGGAGCTAAACTTATACGACGAGATTGCTGATGCCATGAAGGAGGGCGCCGCGGCTGCGGGAGTGAAACTACGGTGGGGCGCTGCGTGGACTATTGACGATCTAGGAGATTATCCTGGGACGGCGGAACATGCGATGGTTTCCTATATAGACACCCGTAGATCTCAATCTCGTAGGCCCTTTATCGATGCTCCACATTTCGAGATCATGTTCTGATGCATGTGTTCGTCCTCATGCTGTATCTAGGGTATGGGGACGAGCGTACTTTAGTTATTGATGACATGTACTTTAAACAGGTAAACTACTGCAACAAGGTAGCGGAGTCATTGGTTAAGAGGTACTCTACTCATGGGATTGGGTTATCAGATCGCGCTGTAGCGTACTGTGTGCCCACACGTTTAGAAGATCCAACGAAACATTCTATTTATTAAGGAGACAGTCATGTCTGTAGAAAAATCACTTCGACCTAAATTACGCCCTAAAAAGAAGAAGGAAAAGACTCAAGCGGAGCGTATTGATGAGATGGTTGCGGACGTTTTGCACCCAGATGGGGCTCCCGGTACAGATTATAAAGATGATGACGGTGAAATGCGTAGTCCAGAACAAGACACAAAACCCCGAGAGCAAAAAGATTTTATCGATAAAAAAGATAAGGGCAAAGCTCTGAAGAACGGCGGCATGATTAAATCTAAGGGATATGCCGCTGGTGGACGAGTTCGCGCTGGTGATGTTCGGTTCAACAACAGAAGGGGTATGACGTATTAATGCCATATTTACAAAGTAACATCCCACATTTTAAATGCTGGGTGAGGCGTGAATACACATATAATCATAACGGGTATCACGGGGAGTTCTTACATGCGATGGCGATTGCCGTCACCACCATGCCTAATAGGTGCTTGAGTTTTCAAGTTATTTTCACTGGTTGTGAGGCTGACATAGAAGACACACCTAACGTGCATGGTGGCGCAATGTGGGCAAGAATGCCAATCACGGCGTTAGTGGCGGATACTCCATACGAGGAGTGGCCTATGCCAATGCCGGTACATTCGGCCCAACCCTGGGATTGTTCATCGCATACTCATGCGGTTTACAAGTTAGACAGGGCAACGCCTTGTCCTTGGATGGCAAAGATAGACAGTGAGTTCTATCCTGCAAAGTATTTGTTTACAGTGGATTACACAGACAGCGAGATAGCTGATGATCCTGCCCAGCATAAGCAGAGCCATGTATTGGAGTTGTTGGATGCGGGTGAATACACGGGTAATATTGTAGCTTTGCCTAACAATCGAGTGCGGGTAACGCACCCTGCTTGGTTTGAAACGGGGGAGGGCGCCCCTGACTTTCGCCCATCTCAGCACATTCACTACTCTAAGTCTGACTTAGATTACACGTTAGACGTTACTAAAATCTTCGACAATATATACAACGACGATTGACAACGTCATAAGACGGCCATACGGATACAATCATGGATGTCGTAGACTTTTCTAAGTACTTATACAAAGTTCTTCGTGCGAGGGAGAGTGACATTGCATTCGCTATGTCCCAAGGTAGCGTTAAAACTTGGGAAGACTACAAGATGCTTGTCGGGGAAATTCGGGGCCTTTCCCTAGCACAAG